GAGCCTTTATATCGTTTCCCAGAAGTTCATGATAGGGTTTGTCCAAATCGGGGTTCACGTCGAAGTCTATCGGTGTGACGACACGGTATCCTTTCATTTCGAGGACTCCCGAAACGTATAGTATTTCACTTTCCACTTCATCGAAGTCCCTGCCGGTAATAGGTAGGGAGATGTAGATTTTCTTTTTACTCATAATATAACAATGTTAACTAAACTATTAAAAGAGTTAATTTGATATTTGATAACTAAATATCGAAGTATATTTGCATCAAACTTGATTCGGAACATTAACACCTCCGATCCGGCGAACTGTCATTCGCCATCATCTTGTCCATTCTCGTGTGAGAAAGACATTAAGCCCAAAGTTACAGGACATTGGGCTTTTTTTAGTTGCACTTGACAGGGTGCAACTTATAGCTTGTCGATACAGGTCGGCAGGCAAAACGGAAAGGAGGTGTTAATGTGAAAGATCAAGTTCAAAATGAAAGTGGGAAAATCCGCATATTCTGCCGTTATATCATCAAGAACGGTAAAAAGATTTACCCTAAAAGGTCTAAATACTTTCCGTTCTTGGTGAGCGATAAGAAAAGTGCGTGATTTCTCTTTCTATGGGAATGTACAGGCATTCCCTTTCATCTCTACTCCTACTTCTTTTCCTTCCATGATTATATTTCATTTTAAATCGAATATCTTGCTTGAATCCCTAATAGAATCAATAGACATCTTGGCACTCATTTGCCCCATAAATTCAGCAAAATCCATCGCCCGATCCCAACTAGACCATCTATGAGTAATCTCTACTAGTTCAAAGGCATTTAGTAATACCAATTTTTCATTTTTCTCTCTCAGGTCATTTACCGCATTTCTTACTCTGTGATAAAATTTGTCATTATATCTTTTTGCGTTATATGGTTCCGCACCTTCTCTTGGTTCAATACTACGATATTTAACCGAAAACGAAGGAAGTTTATCTTCGCACATTGCATTATATACATCACTCTCCACCGGGCCATATGGCACAGCATAGAAATTATCGAATATGTCTAAAAGGTCATCGCCTCTATCTTTCTTAGGAGCAGCAGCCAAAAACAGCAGTTTCATGGCTGTAAGTTTAGACAACGGCTTGCCCT